CGTTAGCGCTTACGAATGTAGTAGGCTTAAAGTCATTCGCATATTTTAAAAATACATCTGTATTGCCATAGACGTGCAAGGCGCGTGTCTTATTTAAAAGCTTTACTAAATGTTCTGCAATAGTATCGCGTCCCGTATATGCGCTACCTGCATTATTGTAAAGAACATTTTTTAGATCGCCCAATTCATCTACCGCATTCATGGTATTTTGGATAGGGTATGCTTCATCTTGCAGCTCTACCTGTTCATGTAATAGCACGCCCGTCCAAAACAAAGTGTTAGCGCCGTCAGGGTCTTTAAATATACTTACCTTAAAGTCAGCATCCTCGCTTGTCGCTAAGGCCGTTAGCATTGCCGTATGCTGTGCAACTGTTTCTGTCAGTGTAAATGTCACTTCGCTGCCTATAATTGGCTGCATTCGGTTTTCATTATCACCGCTGTAACGTAGCACAAAACCATCTGAACCTAGGTTAAACTCGGTAGCGCTGCCACCGTATCCGCTTTCGTGGATGTTTAGTTTGTAGTCCGTGCCTAGCTGATCTTTAAACTCAGCAAATAATCTTATTGGGTCTGCCATTTTAGAATCCTCTTACTCGGTTTCGGTCTATTGCATTTCGCTCACTTGTTAGCAGTATATCACGGCCTGAAATTTTACCGGTTACTTGAACAGCTTGGCCACCCATCATGCTCTGTAATTTGTCTAATGGCGCAATAACTTCAGGGTTGTTTGCTGCTCCTGAGTACTCGCCCACCATTGCCATTGTTGGCCCGCTAACAATTCCACCATCTGCAAATTTGGGAATGTTAAAGCCTGTACTCATAAAGCCTTTTAATCCCCCTACCGATTGAGCAAAGCCACCACCTATTCCACCCGTGACAGCAGATAGTAAAGCAAATACAGCAATCAAAGCCAAAGCCTTTGCTAGAACTTGCTTTAACATTGAAACCATACTTTCACGAAAGTTAAACGTGCCTTCAATTATTTGACTAAAAACCGATTGGAAACTATTAGCCATTTGCAAGCCAAAGCTTTGCATTTCTTGCCGTGTCCGTGCTAAACTTTCAGCAGCCTTTGTGGCTATGTCTTTAACCGCCGTGCCCATCTCTTGCAAACCTTGTATAACTGGCTTATTGCCTTTTGGCGTTAAAGGTGTTAGTGCTTCCATCGTTGCACCTTTAGCCCTTTGCATTGTTGTTGTTATTGTTGACGCTGCATCTGCCGTACTAGTCGCTACTTTTTGCATTCCTGTGTCAACCTCGGCTAACATTTCCTGCATCTTTAAAAGCTCTGCATTAGCGTCTTGTAATGCTTGGTTTGCCTCTCTCTGTTCCTTTATTGCTTTACCGCCAAACTTCTCTGCTATTTTATCCTTGGCTTCTTTCTCAGATTTTAACAAATCAACTAAAGCCTGCTGATCTGCAATGGCCTTTTCAACGTTTCGCTTTTGTTCTTCAAGCGTCAAATCTTTGTTTGCCTGTGCTAACTTTTCAACTGCTGTCGCTGCGTCAAGTGTTTTACTATTTAAAGCAATAAAACCAGTAACCACTAAGGCAATTCCAGTTGCAACAACTGCAAACGGATTAGTGAGCATAGCACTATTTAAAGCAAGGAAGGCTATACGTACCGCCTTGAAGCCAGTTAAAACGCTAGGTAAAACAGCTAAGACAGGGCCAACCGCCGCTGCAACCGCTAAAATTTGCAATGCAAGCTCTTTACTTTCAGGCGATAATTTTTGAATGCGCTGCGTAAAAGCCGTAAAGTCATCAATTAAATTTTTGACAACAGGAAGCAAATCCTCAGCCAAAGCAGCGCCCGCAAGTTTTAAGTTGTCTAGTGCTGTGCTAAACTTACCCGATGCCGTTTCACTTAGTCGCTCCATAGCGCCAGCAGCAAAGCCACCCTCTTGGCTAAAGCTTTGCAAGACTTCATTAAACTGATCCACGCTAACACGCCCCGCGCCAAGTTTATCGGCCGGTAATCCTGTTGCATCTGCTAATGCCGTAAATATTGGTATGCCCCGTTCTGCTAGTTGGTTTAAACTTTCTAGCTCTACCTTTCCCTTTGCGTTCACCTTTGAAAAGATTGCAGCAATCTCATCAATAGGCTGCCCACTTGTTGCAGCAATATCACCAAGAAATTGCAGTTGCTGGTTTACGTCTTCAATGCCTGAACCTGAAGCGATAAGCTGCCGCGCTGACTTGGCTACCGCTTCAATTTGAAAGGGTGTCTTTGCAGTAAACTCGTTTAAGTTAGCCATCATATCGGCGGCTTGCTTTGCTCCACCTGTCAAGCTTACAAAACTTACCTCCATGGTTTCTAGATCAGCCGCTGATTTTATCGCTGCGACTCCTAAACCAGCAATCGGCATGGTCAGGCTGCGCGTCATAGACTTACCTAAAGCCTTCGTGTTCTTGCCAAAGGTTTGCATCTTGCGCATGGAAGCGCCGAGGGCTTTATCAAATTGACGGGTCTGCGCCCCTATAGTTACAATTAAGTCATTCAGCTTTGCCATTCGTCGCGTGCTTTAATTCGTGCAATCAATTCCTCTTGTGTTAAGTTAAGCGCGTTTTGCTTTGGCTTTTCCCACGGGAACTGCATTAAATCCTTTGGGCGCAATTTACGGCCTTTCTTTAAGTGCGGTTGAAGAATCATAGAACCAAGCCACCGCGTGCGCTCCCACTCCATACGTTCCCGCATTTCTTCGTTCTCTCGGTTTGCGTCTAATGCTAGGCTTATCTCGCCAAAGGTCATAGACCAAAACGCAAATGGGGACAGGCGTAATATGCCCATCCCCATCTTAATAATATCGGCCCAGCCTATTTGCTGATCAGTGCCGTCTATGCTTTTTTTTCGCTGCTATATTCGCCGAGTACGTCAAAGCATTGCGTAACGTGTGCAAGTGTAATATAATCTTCGAACTCATTTAACTCCATATTAAAGTCAATGCCTTCAAAATCGCATCCGCATTCTACGCCGACAAAGCACAAGAACGCGCAAGCATCAGCGGACAACTTAGACGGATCGGACAAACTAAACACATTGACTTTGGATTTGCGTTCGAATTTCTTCAGCGCCTTCATAGAATAGCGAACTGGGTACTCCGTGCCGTTTATGTCTATCATGCAACTGTCTCGTCAATTGCACCGGTCAATTCAAATGTAGCTGAGTAGCTTGCTGTGTCTTCTGTACCGCCTGACTGCTCTAGGCTAGTGATAAAAGCGCTTGCTGCAAAGCTTGCTTCACCTGTTGCAAGTGTTGCCTTGCTAAACTTTAAAGAAAGTACGGCTCGCGTTTCCCACGCTGCATACAAGTCAATAAAATCTTTATTTGAAGCATCGACATAATCAATCAAACCGCTGACGCTGATGCTGCCGCTTCGCACTCCGGGCAAAAGCTCACGAAAAGCCGCGCTGTCTTTAGTTGTAATGTCAATAGTTTCCGCGTTCAAGGTCAATGAAACATCTGTTGCCGCTGCTATGAGTGTCGTGCCAATGTACACGCCTAAATCTGTGCCATTAAATATCGCCATCTTGGTCTATTTCTTTTAATTCAATATTATTTTCAGCCGCAAGATAACCCTTCGCAGCCAACTCTTTTGCAAATAACGGATGCACGCTTGGTTGATCGCCTTTCTTCCAGTTGTTACCTTCTAGCTTGCATGCCTTCGACAATGTTACTTTCATGCTTGCAAGTTAATCAAATTCTTGTTCTTCCGAAAACCAACCTAGCTCGACCATCTCTTCGTATGTCCTTACCGTTGTCGTACTTGGAACGATTGCCCCAAACGGAAACGATTGCGAGTTGAGAACGTAGGAAGACAACTCCCGTACTTCGATTTCTGTGAGTTCCGTCATAAGCGATATAAGCCGTTCTAACGTCGCCAATGGGCTGACGGGTATGTTGTACTCGGTATCCACTTGTAAAGCGAACTGCACCCCGTCAGGATGCTCCACCATACCGAAGACCTTTCCGTCGTGTTGATAGGGTTCTTGTGTGGCAAGTGGTGCGGTCACGCAGTAGAGTTCGCGGCTAATTCGTTCCGCGCGTTGCTCGCTAGATAAAACGCCTTCAGGTAAAACAATGATGTAGCCGTTCATTAGAATATGTTATAGAAGGTGTTAATGTTCGTTTCAATGCCTGATTCATTACTATTATATGCAGCGTAAATAATTGACTCCTGCACTCGTTTAGATGTGCCATTCTGAAGGTTTGGATGTTTGCCGATAAAATAAAGGTTTGCTGTTCCCGTGTTTCCTGCGTCTGTATTCGTGCCTACAGATGCGCCATTGAGTCGAGCGTGACGCGTCGTGCCGTCATATGTTCCTCCGTTAAGAACCTGAGTTGCTGCTACTATTGTACCGCCAACTGCCGTTTCAAAGTTTGTAGCATTAGAATGATACCGAATTTGACCGCTTGATGAATTTGTGCCAATCATCACACCCCTAGTCGATCCCCCAATTTTAACGCCTGATGCGTATTGATTTCCGACATTTATTGTATCGTAAGATGCCACGCAATAAAGCTCGTTTTGAATAACCCCCGTGAACGCGGTTGCACTTGTGCTTTCTAAAATCTGACCGTTTGAAGTAAATTCTACCGCAGGCTTCCCGTTCTCCAATATCACCGCACCGCTTGAAACAATTTTCGGTTGGTTCGCTGTGGTCGTCTGCGTAGCGTCGTTGCTGTTTCCGCTTTGGTCATACCAAGTCTTTACGAACGCATCACCCGCACCTGCGAAGGCAGTCAAAGAAACCGTGTCAAGCTCTGAGAAGACGTTAAAACCAATATCTTGTTCCGTGTTGTCTGACGACCTACGAACTCGGATAGCTGAACCCGTATACGTCGAATCCAAAAGCCTCAAAGAGTAAGCCGCCGCCGCACCTGAATACGTGTCTAGGAGTGGCGTGTTTTGGGTGAAGTAGTCGCCTATGTTTTCCTCGATGGATGTGCGGTCGCTGGATTTGTTGGAATTCCAAACTACCAATTCCTGCATATTATTGCATTCATAGAATGCGGTCGATGCTCTTTGAAATTGCCCGATGTCATTTACATCAATTCCCGTTGGAGGAGTTGTGCTTACGCTACTTGCGGCAACTCCGTCAGCGTATGCTTGTGCGGTAACATTAGAGCCGCTAACTAAGAATTCTGCAAAACCTAAAAATTGTCCAGCATTTACAGAAGCGCGGGAACGTACAAACCCACCGCCATAAATAGCAGCGTCAAACGTGTTATTAGCGTCCGAGCGCGTATAAAAATAATTCGTATTTGTGCCTTGCTCGTTTGCATTCCACATATTTTTGTTACTTCCGTTTGTATGTACTGCAACCATTGCCAATGAAATAGGCGAAGCGGTTGTTGGTGCATTTGAAATAGCAAAGTAACCCTCGTCGAGAGCCAAACGCCCGCCCTCCTTCACAAGCTGTCCACCCGTATATATTACGGGCTGATTTCCTGCCGTTGCTTGAGTCGCATTGTTTCCGTTTCCGCTTTGGTCTTTCCATGTTTGAACGCTGCAAGTTGTGCCCGTGCAGAAAGTCGTGATGGCTGCCTCGTCAATATTGCCTGAAGCGTCAAAGCCTATCGTGGTCGTCGTGCTATCTGATGCCCTGCGAATGACCATGCAATCCGTTTGCGCTAAACGTAGCTGACGCGTTGAATATGCAGCTTCCGCACCGCTGCCATACGATTGGTCGAGCAAGAACGTTGAAGGTTCTGTTTCCTGCCATGTCTGCTTCAGACTTATTGGAATCGTTCCGCCCGTTCGAACCTTTAGATACTCAAACAACGCAGCTTTGACCGTCGCAAAGGTTGCATTATCTGCCGGAGCTGGTGTAAACTCAACCCATGTACCCGTATCGGGATCTGCAAAGGCCGTTTCGGAATAGTAAATCTTTCGGTTTATAATCTTACCCGCTGTCGGTGTATCGCTTGACGCGCTTTCGCTTAAGCCGTTACCCTCAGCCGTCGCAGTAAAATAGATTTCTGTTGTTGCCGTTGCTCCACTTCGTAGCGTGTTGGCTTGGCTTAGGTAACGCTGAATAAAGAAAGTTCCTGCGCTTCCGTTTGCTGCTGCCGTTATTCTTCCTTGTGCGTCAATTGTAACATCTGCACTTGTATACGCTCCCGCTGTTACCGCAGTATCTGCAAGGGCTATTGTTCCAGTATCTGTAATTACTCCTCCCGTTAAACCCGTTCCTGCAGTTACATCTTCAACCGTTCCCGTTCGGTTTGCAATAACGCGCCATTCGCTTCCGGAATCGTTATAAACTAAAATAGAATCACCGGTAAGACCTAAAGTATTAACGTCGCCTAAATCGTTAATATTAAGCGCTCTATTTCTATAAAATCTGTCGCTTGCACCTCCATAAACAATAACATCATTTAGGCTTAATGGTGCGGTTAAAATAACGTCGGTTAAATCGTTTAGGGTTTCCGCGCCTCCTGCATCCGTAGCAGCAAGCCAAACCGAAGACGCCGCGTCGTAAGCTATAACTTGCCCATCTGTTACGCCCGTAGTGTTAACGTCTGACAAATCACCAAGCTGCGCACCTGTTACTGGCGTGCCCGCTGCAATAGTTATATTATCTCGCTTTATTCGAAAGGTGTAAGTTGTTACCTGTGAATATCGGCGTGGATCGTATTCTATTTCTATATCGACGTTATTAAATTGTACGGATTCCACGTTGACGCCGTTGTATGTGCCGCTGACGCGGTCTAATGCACCGCGCACTTTGTCGGCTAAATCGGCCGCACCGTTATAGCTGTCAGAAAAGCAAATGATTTCCATGCGCACTTCATCCAACTTAGACGGGCCGTCGTGCGTGTCTTCAGGCGAAACGCCTTGTAACTGGTAAACAATAAACGGCGTGGCTGTTTCTTGCTCTGCTATCTCAGGAAAGATGTTTGTGCTGACTATATCCGTTACAGCACTTGTGCTGCTAAGTATACCATATACTGCCTTACCTACATTCATTACTTGTGTTTTTTACGTGCAACCTTTCTAATTTGAAAATCATATTTCTTCTTCATTAGCTGGTATGCCTTTGGTGCTGCTTGACTAATTGACTTAAAGAACACGCCTTTGTTTCTGTTATTGCCTTTAATAAATTGATCGTCCCCTTCTACAATGTTAGCAAACCATGCATCTGCGTCTTTAGGCGCTCTGCGTCCTACACGAGGGCCAACCCAAACTGTGCTGTGCTGGTTGTCGATAAGCCAAACCTTTATGGAACGGCGCAGAGTGCCGGCCTTTATATCTAGCTTTGCTTTCTTGCCTCTCCGTATGCGTATAGTCTCGCGTGCATCAACTATATTACTTAACATCTCTTTCTTTATCTCACGGCCGACTGCCCGATGTATGCGCTTTTGAACCTTTATGTCTTTTACCTGTTTACGCAAAGCTTTAAATTGTGCATCCAAAGGCGCTGTGTTCGCATGTATATGCTGCTTGGCCATTACGTCCCCGAGATTTGACAAAGCAAAACAAGCTGGTCGTCTCGGCCTATTTCTTCAATGCCTTGGATATTGTAATACTTAGAGTCATACAGCACGCGGTCATCTGCCTTAACTCCACGGCTGGCGGCGCTGCTTCGTATTTTAAACTTAACACGCTGCACCGGCATATCCTGATCCGTTACAATTCGCTCAGTCATGCCGATGCCGTTCTTCATCAGTTCAGCCCAAACCGTTATCAGCGTGCTGTAAGTTTGCACGCGCTCGCCGTAGGTGTTGGTGCTGGTCGTGTAACGCTGCACCGTTATTCTCCTGTCGCTTTGTCCTATTCTCATCTGTCAGATATTACGCGATACGGATTTAATAAACTGTGGATGAGGTTAGGCACTTCGCTGCTTATAGTA